GTCACTTACACGCGTAGTCAGGTTATTAGGGTGGGGAGTGTTACAAGATGCCAGGACCTGCAAGGATTCCAAATGAGATTAAGGCGCGGCGCGGCACGCTGCGTAAGGATCGCGCGCCTGTTGTGCAGCTACAGACCAGCCTGCCAAAGATCGCTGATGAGGATTTGCCAGCCGGTCTCGGACCAATTGCGTCTGAGTCGTGGCGTCGCATCGTAGGTCACGCAGGATCGTGGATTGCGTCCAGTGATCGCGAAGCGCTGGAGATGCTTTGTAAGGCAATCGAATTCCACGCAGACCTGAGTGCTAGGATCAATGCAGATGGACCAGTCCTGTTTACAGATAAAGGCTACGCCTATCCGCATCCTGCCGTGGGGATGCGATCTACAGCGGAGGACAGCATCAGAAAATGGATGAATCATCTCGGCCTCACTCCAGCGGATCGCGCAAAGCTCGGAATCGCAATGGTAGAGAGCCAGTCAAAACTGGACGCATTCAGGGATCGCCTGTCCAGGAAGGCTGGCCACCGCGCTGGCTGACGCCTACTAGCGAAGGCGACCTGTCGCGCTCTCTAGGAGATGAGGTCGCTGATTTTGCAGAGGCGCTGATCCCTATCGCTAAGGATTCCCTAGCAGGTAAGAGCGGTGAGCCGCTCCAGATCCGGCACTGGCAGCGCGAGCTGCTGCGCCATATGCTCGCCTGCAGAGAGGATGGCACATTCGCGCATCGTTTTTATCTTGCAGGTATTGCGCGTAAAAATGGTAAATCGTCTCTCGCCTCAATCCTGCCAATTTATTTCGGACTCTTTGGCGACCAGGGTGGAGAGATCTACGGCGCGGCGTCTACGAGAGAGCAGGCGTCGCTGGTTATGTCGCACGCGCGCAGAGCCGTGGAGATGACGCCAGACCTAGCAGACCAGATTAAGGTCTACCGCAACGCGCTGGAATTTAAGACCACAGGCACGGTCTATAAGGCGATCGCAGCAGAGGCGTACAGCAGCGAAGGTCTCTCGGCATCGCTGATCATTGCGGATGAGCTGGCGGCGTGGCCGTCACGCGATCTATTCGATGTGCTCTCGCTGTCAATGGGCGCGCGCCGGTCGCCGCTAATGATTGCAATCACGACGGCTGGACCGCGCGTAGATACGACTGGTCAGGACTCCATCGCCTACACGCTCTACCAATTAGCACGCAGGCGCATCGCTGGAGAGGTGGACGATCCGACGCTCGGTATGGCGTGGTATGAGGCAGATGACGACGCGTACGCAGATGAGACGCGCTGGCATCAGGCTAATCCAGGACTCTTAGGAGAGACTCCCATCCTGTCATTTGAGGATCTGGTCTCTGCAAAAAAGCGCACGCCAGAGGCGGAGTACAAAACAAAGCGGCTGAATATCTTTACGGCTGGCGCGCAGGCGTGGCTACCTGCTGGCGCGTGGGAGGCGTGCGCCGATCCGACGCTGGTGCTCAATGATGGCGATGAGGTCGTGGTCGCGCACGACGGCTCATTCTCTAACGATAGTACGGCGCAGGTCGTCTGCCGCATCAGCGACCGTGCGCTCTTTGTCGTAGGTCACTGGGAGCGGCCGCCTGATGGCGACCTGTCGTGGCGCGTACCGGTGCAAGAGGTAGAGGCGAATATGGAGAGGATCTGCCGCACATACAAGGTGCGAGAGGTGCTATTCGATCCATTCCGCTGGCAGCGCTCGGCTGAGATGTGGCAGCAGCTCGGCCTACCTGTCGTAGAATTTCCACAGACGCCTGCTCGTATGGTCCCTGCGACCTCCACATTTTTTGACGCGGTAGTCAATAAACGGCTGAAGCACAATGGTGATCCACGACTAGCACGCCACGCATCTAACGCGACGCCATACTATAGCCGCCAGGGATTGATGATCCGCAAAGAGGCACGCAACAGCAATAAAAAAATCGACCTAATCGCGGCGGCTCTGATGTGCCACGCGCGTGCTGGTACGCTATCCTCTACGAGCGATCCACGGCCGCAACCGGCGGTCACATTTATAGAGCTGTAAGGGAGAGACCGTGGGAATCATTGACAGACTGCTAGGACGACCAGAGCAGCGCGCTAACGGCGGATGGTTCGCCGCTGGATTTGACGCCACTAAGAGCGCAGCAGGCGTCTCTATTACGCAGGACACAGCGCTCTCTATTGCCAGTGTGTATAGCGCAGTGTCGCTCTACGCTCAGACTGTGGCATCTATGAGCTGGGGAGCCTACATCAGAGATGGTGGCGTGCGACGACCAGTGGCACGACCGCGCTGGATGGATCAGCCAATCCCAAATAATCCTAATTACACTGGATTTGAGTTTAAGCATCGCATCGTATCCAGCCTGATGCTAGACGGAAATGCTTTCGTGCTGATGCTCAAATCAGGCGGAATTGTCGTAGAGGCCAGAGTCCTAGATCCGCGCGCTGTAGAAATCCTGCGCGGTCCTAATGGCGAGCCGCTGTACAAGATCACATCTAAGGCCGGTGAGATGACGGTAGGCACAGATGAGATGGTGCATATTCCACTCTTTGCCTACGGCGAGAATGATCGCGGCATCAGTCCTGTTGAGTACCATCGCGTAACGCTCGGTCTCGCATCTGCTACGCAATTATTCTCAGCCAAATTCTACGAGCAGGGTGCTGCGCCTAGCGCAATCATTCGGACTCCTACAGAGCTGACAGGTGATCAGGCGTCGCAATTGCGCGAGTCATTTGGACGACGCCACGAGGGTATTGATCGTATGCATCGCATCGCGGTACTGACCGGCGGCGCGGAATACCAGCCGATCTCTGCAAAGATTTCTGATATGCAATTGATTGAGACGATGCATTACGGCGTAGAGCAGGTCGCGCGCATCTATGCGCTGCCACTATTCCTGATGCAGTATCCAGGTAACAGCAGCTACAACAGCCTAGAAATGGCGATGCTCGCCTGGCTGCAGACAGGTCTCGCGCCTGTGCTGAAGCGGATTGAGGATGGTCTCGCGCGAATGATTCCAGGTCAGACGACATTCATTGCGTTTAATACTGGCTCACTCCTAAAGGCGACTACTAAGGAATCCTACGAGGCGCTGGCCATTGCGCTCAATAATGGTCTGATGAATTTGGATGAGGCACGCGCAATCATTGATCGCGCGCCGCTACCAAATGGCGAAGGTCAAGCATTCTGGAAGCCTCTCAATATTGGTACGGTAGGAGCCGATCCAATCAATGCAGAACAGCAGGAGCCACCAATCTGATGTCATATGTAATTGTAGATCTAGACGGCACACTCATCCTAGATGGCGACCGTCCTAATCAGCCGCTGATCGATCGCCTGAATTCGCAGGTAATGGATGGCGAAGCGCAAATCATTATCGTCTCGGCGCGTCCAATTGAGCGCCTAGAGGAATCACGCGCGTGGCTGCAAGAGCACAGCGTGGCTGGCGTGGATGAGATCTACCTGAATGATTTTGAGGGAGCCGGTGAGGGTCCTAATGTGGGCCTTGCATTTAAGCGATTTAAATACGAGGAGCTGATCAAAGAGTACGGCGTCAGTGAGATTGCCTATGTCGTAGACAATGATGCGGATGTGCGCGATATGGCGCGCTCATTGAGCCTGATCGCATTTACGCCAGATGAGGCGGCGGCTATGGATACAACCGCTGATGAGTCCACAGACGATGTGCCAGAATCTGATACTGCTGATGAGCAGAATAACGATAGGAGCATCGCAGAGATGAGCAAAAACTACGAGACGCGCGCTCTGCCTATGAGCGCATTCACGCTCTCAGATGATGACGGTCAAAAGGTATTCACCGGCTATGCAGCGATGTTTAATCAGCCGAGCAGTGGACTACCGTTTACAGAGGTCATTCGGCCAGGTGCGTTTAAGCGCTCACTATCGCGCGTCGCACAGGGTCAGAAGGTCATCTCATTCCTCTTTGGTCACGATGAGATGCGCGCGCTGGCGACGACGGCATCAGGACGCCTTAGCCTCTCCGAGGATGAGGTAGGTCTCAAGGTAGAGGCTCGCCTAGATCCTGCAGATCCAGATGCGCAGAAAGTGCTCTCTATGCTGAAGTGGGAGCCACAGTCTGCCGGTATGTCATTTGCCTTCTACGCAAATAAGGATGCGTGGGACGGCGAGACGCGCGAGATCCTGGAGGCAAATACGACAGAGGTATCAATCCTCTCAGTCGGACAATCTCCTGCATACCCTGCCACGATCGGTCTCGCGGCCGTGCGTAAGATTTCCCAGGACCGTCTCGGCGTAGATGCCGAGGCGCTTATGACAACCCTAGAATCAGTTAAGGCTGGCAATGAGCTGACCGAGGCTGAGGTAGAGGTAATCGATACGGTGCGCACGCGACTAGCGCCAAAGCGGAGCGGTATTGATCCTACGATCGCCGCAGCGCAGGTACTAATCGCGCGTCTCCGTGACGACGCAATCTGAGACACGAGCCACGGTCGCGCAGCGCTGATCACGCCAGCCCACCAGTAGGCATCCCTCTCGGATCGCAATTGTAGTAATAAAAAATATAGTAGATAAGGAGCCTAAAAATGGCTGATATTAAGAAGCTTGCCGAGCAGCGTGCTGCTCTGCTTACACAGGCCAGTGCGCTTGTATCCGAGACTGCCGAGCGCGGCGAGTCCCTTACCGGCGAAGCGCAGGAGCGCTTTGAGAAGTTCACCACCGAGGCCGCAAATCTCGCCGATGCAATTCGCTCGGAGAAGGATGCTGCTGAGGCTCGCGCTGCTGCTGATGCAGTACGCGGTGAGTACACTGCCGCTGTTGCGCCAAAGGGTGCTGAGAAGCGTGACATTTCTGCCGAGCTCCGCAAGATTGCGCGAGACGGTGGTACGGTCGAGCTTCGCGACATTACGCGCGCGACCTTCACACAGGGTGTGACGCAGGGAGATACTTTCTGGGTTACAGCCGGTCAGTACAATCCGTTCCTGAATGATGCAGTGACGCGCGTCGTCGCAGTGTCCACAGGAAATACGCTCGCTCTGCCTCGGACCACAGCTCTCGGCACTGCCGCTGCTGTGAGTGAGGGAGCCGCGATCGGTGAATCAGACGGTACGAGCTCAAGCTTGTCCCTATCGCCAGTGACCTATGCGACCCTCTGCCAAATCGGAATGCAGACTGTCGCTGACGAGGCCTTCGATGTAAGCGCCTGGGTTCAGGAGAAACTGGCTGCAGAAATTGCAGTCGCACACGGTGCAGTCGCTGCACCTGCTGTTGCTGCTGCTGCCACTGTTGGTAAGCAGGGTGCGGCTGTCGCTCCTGTGTATGCCGATCTCGCCGATCTGATTATGTCAGTGAATGCGAAGTATCGTCGTGCGCCAAAGGCTGGATTCTTGATGAATGACGCCACGCTCGGCGGCATCATTAAGCTTCTGGATTCGCAGAATCGTCCAATTTTCCTGCCAGGCAATCTTAATCAGCCTGACACGATTCTTGGATTCCCTGTGTACAGCGCTGACCTTGCAAATACCGGCGACGAAGCTCTCTCGATTTGCTTCGGCGACCTCAATGCTGTGGTCACTGCAGTCGTGACGCCAGGCGTTACGATCCAGAGTTCGACCGATTACGCGTTTGCCACCGGATTGGTGTCATATCGCGGATTCGTTCGCGGCGCAACCGGCCTCATTGACGGCGCTGCTGTCAAGAGCTTTAAGGGTGCGAATGTCTAATCGCTAACGCGATTAGTACGGTGATGCAGGAGTCGTAGCGATACGGCTCCTGCAGAGCCACTGGAGGTACAATGCTCGTACGAATGGCACAACGGATCTCAGGGACGCGCAACGGTAAGAGCTGGCCGCCTATCGGCGGCGTAATGGAATTGCCAGAGTCAGAGGCACTGGCGCTCGCAGCGCACGGATACGCGGTGCTGCTACCGGCGGTAGAGCCGATTGAGCGCGCGACCGTAGAGGATGAGACAGAAAAAGCAGTAGTAACAAAAGCAGTAAAGAGAAAGGCGGCACGCAATGGCTGATGTTGAGAGCGTACAGATTACCTGCACGACGGCTGCTACGCTGCTCGTGACTGCTGACACAGACGGCTGCCGCGTCTATATCCACCATTCAGGCGCTGGGTCAATTTGGCTTGGCGGTGCTGATGTGACCACAGCAAATGGATTTAATCTTGTAAACACAGATGGATTCATTGATCTTGTTTTGCCTCCTAATGCAAAGCTTTATGCTCGTGCAAATTCTGGAACAGAGACCGTGCAGATTTTAAAGATCGGAAATTGATATGTCGTATGTAACGCTCGCCACCTTTAAAGAGATTCTGCAGATCCCATCAGCCGATACGACTGATGACTCACGATTGCAGGCCGTATTGGATGCGACCGATCAGCTCATTAATAATTACTGTGAGCGACCGGCTGGATTTATCGCCAGCACGCAGACGCGCTACTACACAGCGCAGCGCGGCGACTATTGCCTCATTGATGATCTGGTCAGCATTACTACGCTGCAGACAGACAATGACGCAGACGGCGTATATGAGGATACCTGGAGCGCCAGTGACTACATCCTAGCGCCGCGCAATGCTGCTGCTAACGGTCAGCCTTACAACGAGATTGACGCTGTTAATGGATTCCCAAAGGTATTTCCTGTGGAGTATCTCGGTGTCAAGATCGTAGGCTCATTTGGTTACAAGGCGTCTACCGCGCCAGCAGCAGTCCAGCAGGCAGCCGCGATCCAGGCAGGTGCAGTCTGGTTCAGCCTCACGGCGCCCAGTGGTGCAATTGGTGGCGCAGATTTGGGCGGCATCATTCGACTAGCGCGCGCTCTGCATCCAGAGGCACAGGTACTGCTAGAGCCGTACCGCAATCGTCTCGGTCTCGCGAGCTGATGAATGATCTAGATATCTTGGACGCGATGGCGGCGCATCTAGACGCGCTCACGCCTCCGACAGGATATGCGGTGCGCAATGTCTACGCCACTCCGCCAGATGCGATCGCAGTCGTGCCATCTATCGTCCTACTGCCAGGATCTGACTCCATCTCTTATGGAGCCGGTAATCGGACTACCACGCTCACGGTGAGCGTCGTAGCGTATCTTCAGCCAGCAGGCGGATTTGAGAGGAAATACCGCGACCTATTCGAATTTAGGTCGTGGCTACGAGACTCATTCCGCACAGGCCTTACACTCTCTGGAGCATCAGTGCAGGTCTCGGTGACCGGCACGGCGCTCGGTACTGATACCTGGGCGGATCAGGATTACCTGACCTGCACAGCCACAACAGAGGCGACCATCGTTGAGATGCTTGCCTTTACAGCGTAGAGCATAGGAGACATACAAGATGCCAACATTTGGTGCTAAGGCTCTGACGCGTATTGCGGCGTCAGCGCAGGCGGATTTTGATACTGCAGTCACATTCGGTGCATCTACTGGAGAGGTTCTGTTTACAGACGCTCTAGGCGTGCTCGATCCTGGAGTGACTGTCGCGCTCGCAGAGGATGTGAGTGTAGGAAAGCGCACGGCGATTCAGGCTGGCGCAGTTACGGTCACTGGACGTAATCCAATCGTCACGATTGGTGAGGCTCCAGTATCGCTGCGAATGCTACCAATCATCCTTGACTCTCTCGGCGCCGGCGTGACTGGCGCTGGTCCATATACCTGGACCTGGAGTCCAACGCAGGGTGATGTAGATACCGCGATCTATTACTCAATGCTGATGACGGATGGCGTCCAGCAGTACAAGGTAGTGGGCGCAGCGCCGACAGAAGTGACCATCTCTGCAGATGCCTCTGGGATCTTGCAGGCTGGCGCGACCTTCGCTGCTAAATCAGTCTCGGCTACGGCGGAGACATTCCCTACGGCGATCAATCCGCAGCCGATGCTCGCAGGCCGCCTAATGAATCTCACCGTAGATACGAATTTCCCTGATAAGGGTGGCACAGGAGCTGCAGACTATGGCTACCTAATGAGCTTTAATCTCTCGGTGACGACTGGTCTCGCGACCATTAGTGCGCTTGAGGGTACGACCACTGCAGCTACCTCTGCATTTATCGGTGCTCTTGACGCCACGCTAACGCTCACGGTCGCATCTAATGCGGCTGCGATTGCTAACGGCGCGTGGGGTATTTCGGAGCAGGCTGAACAGCGTTACCTCAGAATTCACGGCACGACCAGCGACTCATACGGCGTATGGATTCTCGGCTCGTGGGTGATCGAATCGGTGACGCCATTGAGCGCCGAGCAGGATGGGATGGTCGTAAATGAGGTCTCACTCCGACTGGCGTACGATACGACAGCCGGTAAGAGCCTTGAGATTATCTGCGATTCGCCATTGGCAGTCGCGCCATAAATAGTGACGGCGCAGCCGTCAGGAGGTAGACAATGGAAACGGTAAAGATTGATCTGGTCGGCGCATTCGCCGGCCAGACAATTACTATGCGAAAGCGCGTTAGCGCTCGCGTGCTGATTGATCTGCAGGGAGATCCTGCTACGCAATTTGCAGCATTTGAGAAATTGGTCGTAGCACATACAGTCCTAGATCTGGATGGCAATCCTGCCGAGAGCATCCTAGATGCGCCGGTAGAGGCGATTACTCAGGCAATGGATCACTGGGCGACGGCTCTCAACACACTCCCAAACGCGTAAAGCTGGAGGCGAGACGGCTGGCAATCGGTCAGTCAGTGCCGATCTCCAGCATAGAGATAATCTCGCATCTGTTAGGGAAGGAATTTGGGATCGCTCCCTGGGAGATCCTAAATTCCAATGTGGAGGATGTGCTCAAAGCGTGGGCGCTTTATTGTGAGATGCAGCCTAGAGGTAAATAATGGCAAAAGGTCAGGTCGAATTAGAGCTGCAGGGTACGATCCGGCGCGACGCTAAGGCGCTGCACGACGCATTTCTCAATACGCTTGGATATGCAGGCGTGCGCAAATTGGAACAATTCGCCACAGTCAATGCCGCTCGCGCGCTGGCTCCATTTGTCCGAGAGGCTGCACCTAAAGATAGCGGCCTGGTGCAGCAGAGCGTGCGCGGTCGCCGCTCTCGCATTACGCGTCCTGGCGGTATCGTCGGACCAGTGGCCGGTAAAAAGGCTGCGTGGTATGCCTGGTGGACGGTGAAAGGTACTAAGCCTCACAGCCTCAAAAGGAAACAGTCTGCAACGCGACGCGTGGCAGAGACACTCTCTGGCGTTACCAATCCTCTCAATCATCCAGGCACGCCTGGTAGTAATTGGGTAGAGGCTACCGTCGTCGCCTACAAAGAGAAAGCGCTGGACGCATTCGGCGCTACCGTCACGCTGCTAATGCGAGATGAGGCTGCGCGCAATAAGGTGCTCGGACTAGAGGTCGCGTACGCCAATCAATCAGCAGCCGTCTGGCAGAGCCAGCCATATATGCGCCACTGGAAAAATCCTGAATATATGGACGGCGTAAAGAGCGCATCATCTATGGCTGGTAAGAATCGATCAGAGTCCGAATGGGCGCAGCTCGGTGCGGCGTCTGCTAGATTGCGCACATACAAATCACGCGCCTCCGGCTCTCTCGGTGTCGTACCTAAAATCAGAGGCATCTAGAAAGGATCTGCAATGGCACGCGGCGTAACCTTAAATGCAACAATCAGCGCACGAGACGCGGCGTCTAAAAATATTAACCGCGTCAATAAATCCCTATCAGGTCTCGGCAATACTGCAAAGCAGATCGGCTCTGATTTTAAAAGGGTAGCGCTATTTACTACTGGTCTGGCTGTAGCCGCTGGCGCGTTTACTGCAGTGGCAATCAAAGGCGCAATCGCTGACGCTGCTGCACAGGCAAAAATGATGGCGGTGCTCAAGGCGCGCGGCCTTGCCACTGAGAGCGTCACTAAGGCGATTGATGCGCAGATCTCTGCCGCCGCTAAATTGGGATTCACTGACGATGAGGTACGCGCGAGCGTAGAGACCTCAACTAGATTCACTAAGGATTACGCGGTCGCACAAAAGATGCAGACCGTCGCAATGGATCTTGCACGCGCTACCGGTATGACGCTAGAGGATGCAACGCTGCAGGTGGGTAAGGCATACAGCGGCACTGGTGACAAACTGTTTAAGGTGCTCGGCATTACGACTAAGGGTATTAAGGGTCAAAAGGCATTTGATGCCATCCTCAGTAAAACAGGCGGCACGGCAAAGGCATACGGCGAAACGACAGAGGGTGCATTCTCGGCGCTTTCCATTCAGGCTGCAGAGCTGCAAGAGTCATTTGGCGCAGCATTCCTACCAGCCGTTACGAAACTATTTATCGGACTGCAGCCACATCTGGAGCGCTTTGGAAATTACATTAAGGCTGCGACTCCCACGATTGAGAAATTTACTACAGAGCTGGTAGATAAACTGCTCGCAAAATTGCCAGGCTGGATCGCTGCAGCAGAGGAAAAATTCCCATCCATCCTGCGCCAGATTGGTAAATTTGCAGACGACATTAAAGGCGTAGGCAAATCGGCAGACGGTCTGCTCGGACCAGGCGGATCGATCACGCTGCTGGTCACTGGTATCGGCGCAGCCTTTGGCGGCCTTCGCGGTGCTATCGCCACCAATCTCCTAAAAGGCGGAGTAGATCCAATCAAAGCGTATTTCATTTCCACCATCAGCGCAGGCGTCCTAGAGGGTGTTATTAAAGGTATGACGCAGGCACTAGTGGCACAGGCTACGACTAAATTTCTTTCTCTGTTTAAGAATATTCCACTAACCGTAGCGCCTACTGGCGGTATGCCAGGCGCAGGCGCAGCAGGTACAGGCTGGCTGGCCTCTATTGGTGGAGTCGCTGGACTAGGTGCAGTCGCGGCAGGCGTGCTATCTGTAGCAGCAGTGGTAGCTGCAGCCGGAGCACTAAGCAATGCGATTACCTCATCAGGTATGACAGACAAGGTTGGAGGAAATGGCGTCGTAGATGTTTTTGGTACGACGGCCGCTACTACCGCTGGCGGTGCGCCATTTGATCTTGGAGAGTTTTGGAAATTCGTTACGACTGGTCAGAGAACACCGGCCGCAACAGTAAATCCAATGACGGCAAAATATACCAGCAACATTTATATCGGCACTGGGAAGGTTGATACCGTCGTAACCGATTCGCTAAAGCGCACAGGCAATCTAGGACGCGGCCGCTAAATGGCCAATCCGTTTAGCCTGATCGTTGCAGGCGTCACAGGCGCAGGAGCCGGT